GTGCTTACTGTTTAATAGCCGTTATGAAGGACTTATTGTTAGACCCTGATGTACAAGCACGTCATTTCAAGGGTAGCAACAATAAACCGTCGCAGACGGGACTTGCAGAATACATCACCAGTCTAAAAATTAAAGACTTAAAGACCAGAAATATAGATGGTATATTTTCCAATGCCAATAAATTACTAAATGAAGCAAAAAAGTATTAATCACTTTCGTAATGAAAATTGCAAATGCAATGAGAAAATTGCATTTGCAATGACGTCCATCACTCAACGCCATAAACTTTCCATATCCGCAGCACAATGCTGGGGGAAATTATGGAGCTATAGATATGGTAGACGCAAACATCCCTACAGATAATTCAGTTATATCTTTTACTAGCAATATTCAAAATGATATTAAACAAGTATCCAATAGCCTGCATGCTAAATATTTGCCACCGCAAGGCATGAGTCGTGCCAGCCAGCTTTTGCCATTCCTCCCTTTTGGTAGCAGTACCTTGTGGGCATGGTCACGAGATGGACGCTTCCCTTCTCCGATTCGCCTATCTAGCACTATGACTGCATGGCGTAATGCTGATGTTATCGAATGGCTGAGTAATCGAAACATCTCTATTATTGAGGAGGTGTAGTCATGAATATCCCAAAGAAGAAAAACCAACAAACCTCTAGCAAAAAAATTGATTACACTCAAGACTTCTGCATCAATATCAAAACATTCTATACGGCTAGCATAGAGTTTTTTGAGTTTATCAATACTTTCAACGTAGGACCACACCAGTACCTTCAAAGTTATATAGCTTTATTCAAACAGATTGTTTCTAAAAGCTCTCAACCGTTCGTATTTCTTCAACATTCACTATTACACTTCAAAAACTATCATAACCTAAGTTTAGGTAATGTATCTAACAAGGTGTTCTGTAAAATTATGATGATAGGAGTCCATGTGATGCACTACTACACTTTTGGTCCAAAAGATTATATGAGTAAAACTAGCTTTTTAGAGCCAATGGAGGATTTAGCGTATCGCCGTATGTTGGACTATTGCTATCTCAATGAGCGGCCACTACCTAAAGATATTGCTGAGATTGCTTTACTAATAAACATGCGAACGCATAGCGATAGCATAGCGGTCGTATTGCACTACTTTTTTGAGCTTACAGATTATGGCTATATCAACGACAGAGTTGAGAGAGACATTGAAGCATACAAAGCAAAATCAGTTAAAGCACGCGCGTCAGCTAGGGCAAGATGGGATGAAAAAGAATCTGATATTAGTAAGAAAGAGGTATTGAGCGAACGCAATGCGAACGCATGTAAAACGCATGACGGTCGCAATACTAACTATAAACTACTAACTATTAACGAAGAACTAGAAACTAACTCTGATAATGATAACCAAAAACAACTAAATATCCCTTTTGATGTTTTCTGGAAAACCTATTCTAAATCTGTAGCTAAGGGTAAATGTGAGTCTAAATGGAACTCTCTTAGCAATAAGGTTCGTGAACAGGTCATGCAGCACTTGCCAGTTTATATCTCTTCAACGCCAGTTAAGAAGTTTCGCAAAGATCCGTATACGTATTTGAATAATGAGGGCTGGCTAGACGATATTATTACCAATGAGCTTCCTACTAAAAATCAGTCTGCTAGCGCTAGCAGCATGAGCGTAAACGCGAAATATGATGATCCAAATCATGACCCATTATTTGGATTGTTTACAACACAAGGAGCCGTCTAATGGAAATCGTTGAAGAGTTATCTAGAGTAGAGTTTGATAGCGTGCTTCTGCGTGAGTTAATCATCGATTGTGATATTCATGGACGAGCAAAACATTTAGATCTTAACGGTCATATTAGTTGCTATCAATGTAGTGAGGATAATAGATTGGTAGCCGCTGCAGAACGGCTCACAATTGACCGTGGCGTTATGAAAGCGCTAATGACAGCTAAAATGACCGAAAAAGGCGTGAGCGTAAATATGGGCCGTTTTAGTGATTGGCAGTATGACAAAACTAAAAATATAGAACAGCGCGATACGATTGCTGAATTGCAGGAGTATAGTAAAGCCGTTAATGGCTGCTCGCAGAACGTAATCATCTTAGGCCCCACAGGTACAGGCAAGACGATGCTGGCCAATGCGATAGCGGTCAATCACTACTTAAAAAAAGAGAATTCCTTACCGAGTGAATTTGACAGTTATAACCAGCAGGATTTCCATGATCACACTTGCCAGCTGATAACATCTTTTGATATCAGCTCTCAAGCAAAAGCATGCTGGGGTAATTATCAAGCAAATGAAAATAATTACTTGCGAAACTTGGTGGCTAATGAGCTATTAATCATTGATGATTTGGGCGCAAGTGATGGGTACGTGAAGGATCGCGAACGCATTGCTCAAATAATTAATTTAAGATATAAAAAAGCACCTACTGTGATAACAACCAATATGAACATCGCTGGCTTGCGTGAATTTTTGGGTGATAGAGCATGGGATAGATTACGTGAGAGTTTATTAGTAGTAACATGCGACTGGGAAAGCTACCGCGCTAAAAACGCTATCATTAGAGTTGTGGGGCCTGCTAAATGAATATTGAAAAACGTAGGTACATCCAAGTCGAGCAGTCCGTTCTTAATCAAATGCTAGGTAAAGATACGGCGTTTGATGTGGTTAGCGATGTTATTGCTGCTGAAGACTTCGAAGCCGTAAGACATCAGGTTATCTATCAAGCTATCAGTGATTTGGCAATGGCGAACAAGCCTTACGATGAAGTTATGGTGACTGATCTGCTTGAGGAACGTAATCAACTTAACGATAAATGCTGCCCAGCTAATTATTTTGCCTCAATGAGTTTGGTACCGAACATTTCGTTCAGCAGTTTACGTAGTCACGCCCAATTAGTAAAGCGCCGGTCAATACGCAGGCAATCGATTGCTCAGTTGAAGTTTGGCATTCAAAAGCTTGAGGATGGTGATAATCAAACCATTGATGTGAATAACGAGGTCATGAGTGCCATTGCCAATCTAGAGGGTAGTAGCGGCACTAATAATTATGCGCGAGTTGGAACGTTGATGGGCGGTATGATTGAGCGTATCGCAGCGGCTAAGAATGGCCTGAACAACTTTACTAGCACTGGATTCCCAGATTTTGATAACTTGGCGATGATTGATGCTGGTAATCTGGTCGTCGTTGCAGCCCGGCCTTCCATGGGCAAAACTGCGCTGGTCATGAACTTTCTTTCACATATTGCAAAGTACAGAGAAGGTGAAGCGATCTTCTTTAGCGTAGAGATGCCATCAGACCAGGTTATGGATAGGCTGGCAAGTGCCGAAACTAGCATTAACCTAACTTCTATTAGAAAAGGTCAGTTGAATACTGATGAATGGGCACGAATGCAGAGGTTTATCTCAGACGAAGAGAATATGCGGCTATCTGTTGTTGAGACAAAAGAGATTACAATTGCTGAAATACGTACCCAGTTAAACAGAATAAAGCGTGAGACTGGCGGCAAGCTATCAGCGGTTGGTATCGACTACCTACAAATAATGGGTGGTCTTCATGGGCAGTATAAGATTGATAACATCAGTACTATTACTCGTACGCTAAAGACGTTAGGTCATGAGTTTGATTGCCCTATATTCTTGTTATCACAATTAAGCCGTGAGGTTGAGAAGCGCCCCAATAAGCGCCCTATCATGTCAGATTTGCGTGATTCAGGGACGATTGAGCAAGATGCGGATCTTATCGTTATGGTTTACCGTAACGACTACTACGAGCAAAAAGAGAAAGGTGGTAGCGCTAAGCTTGATGGTATGGCAGAGGTAATATTGACTAAGAACAGAAACGGGCCGACTGGAACTGTTAGATTAGCTTTTGAGGGTCAATACGCACGCTTTACCACTAACATGCCAGCAATAAGCGATTTAGATATGATCCCTAATTATAGTGATGATTATAATTAATTAAGCAGCATGGCCGGAACTTATTAGGTGATGACCATGTTACTAACTTTAAAGCATTAACGCTTAGGAGAAGTATGTGGCTAAACGATCAGGATATACCAAACGTGATATTAAAGAAATTAACGTCACAATAGGACTAAATTTAGCAGCGGCACGTCGCAATGCTGGAATGTCACAGACAGACGTTATGAAAGCTGTCTGGGGTGTATCAAACAACCGTAACCGTATTAGCGAGATTGAGAACGGTAAAAAGAATCTGACTCTGATTGATCTGCTTATATTCCAAGATCTATATGGCCAGTCGCTTGATTATATTTGCGGCCTATCTATTGAGCCTGAGATTGATATATTGGCGGGTACAGTGAATCATGTGGTCAATCAGTCACATGCCATCATTGAGATGATGACCACTGAACTTGCCAGCGTTGTTGTAGATCACATGAAATCTATCTGTGAAAACGACCATGAAGCCTTATTAACGCGCACTAAAGAGCTGTGTGACGCTATAAAAGCTGATCAGTAT